CGCCGCTGGTCTGCTCATTCACCGTTCCGCCGCTGGGCGGCGGGGAGGCCGCGCCGCGCGTGGCGGACGGATTCGCCCCACACGTAGGGAGGTGCCCGTTGGAACCGATGTCCTCCCTCAGCAGGGAGTACCTATACGCCTTCGTCGAGGGCGCGACCGGCACGGAGGCCGTGAAGATCGCTTTCACCGAGCCGGGCGTCGAGCCCACGGAAGAGGACTGGCATGCGGCCGACTGGGCGGGCGTGAAGGCGGCGGGCGCTGACGCCCGCATCCTCGTCGGCCCCGGCGAGGGCAGCGTGGCTCTCGCTGATGGCGCCTACCAGATGTGGGTGCGTGTCGATGCGCCGCCTGAGCAGCCGATGCTGCCGTCTGGGCTGGTCTTCATCACTTAAGGAGCTTTCATGAAGCGTCCAATCACGTGCGACATCGTCCGATATCGGGGCAAGCAGGGGCTGCACGCGGTGCGGGCGGCGATCGTGACCGCTGACGTGGACACGCTCGACCCCGAAGGGGTGCGGCTGGGCGCCGTACCTGCGCTCGATTCCGCCTTTCACGTGCACCTGTGGGTGTTCACCCCCTGCGCAGTTGGTGGCTTCCACGAGTACAACGTCCCTCCCGGAGACGAGCCGGGCACCTGGCACTGGCCCGCGCGCACGTGACCCCAACGACCGGAAAAGTGAGGCTGTGGGATGCCGCTTCCCATTGGAAATCAGGAGTGGCCGCCGCCGCACATCAAGCGTGAGCTGCGGCTGTATGAGCAGTGGGGGGCGTGGTACGCCGGAGATCCTGATCATCTGGCGCGCGTGTACGGCGGGAACCAGGTGCACGGGGTCGGCCTCGACCCGAAGGGGTGGGACCGCCCTCAGCTTGGCGTGAGCGGTGTCATCAACAAGATGTCGCGCTGGTTTTGGGGGAGCCAGACGCCGGCTGGGCAGGTGCGGAACACGAAGCTTCATGTGCCGATCGCGGGCGACATCTCCTCCACCTCGGCTGATCTGCTGTTTTCGGAGCCGCCGACGCTGCGGGTGAAGGGTAAGAACGGACAGAAGCGCCTCGATGCGATCATGCATGAGGCGGGCATTTATGGCGCTCTGCTGGAGGCGGCCGAGGTCGGCTCTGCGTACGGCGGCGTGTACCTGCGCGTCGGCTGGGACACGGAGATGTACGACCATCCCGTGCTCAGCGTCTTGCCTCCGGACTCTGCCGTTCCAGAGTTCAGGTATGGCGGTCTGGCCGCGGTGACGTTCTGGCGGGTACTCGCCGAGGACGACAGGGGCCAGGTGTGGCGGCACCTGGAGCGGCACGAGAAGGGCCGCGTCTACCACGGCCTCTACCTGGGCACTGGCGAAAAGCTCGGCAAGGCGATCCCGTTGCAGGAGCACCCCGAGACTGAGGTGTATGCCGACCGGGTGGACGAGACGGGCGGCTTCGGCACCTACTTCCCGCGCGGCCTGCTCGTCAGCTCCGTGCCGAACATGAGGCCGCACCGGCTAATCCGGGGGACAGCGCTGGGCCGCTCCGACTACCAGGGCGTAGAGCACCTGATGGACGCCCTGGATGAGGTGTGGACGTCGCTGATGCGCGACATCCGGCTCGGCAAGGGCCGCATCGTGGTGCCGGACCTGTTCTTGGAGAACCACGGCCGCGGCAGGGGCGCGAGCTGGGACCCGGAGAAGGAAATCTACTCGGGCCTGGGCATGCTGCCGCCGCCGGGCACGGCGCCGAACGCGATGCTCACCGTGTCGCAGTTCGCTATCCGTGTGGCAGAGCACGTCGACTCCGCCAAGGCCCTGATCGCGCAAATCCTGAGGGGCGCGGGCTACAGCGCGTCCTCGTTCGGTGAGGCGGACGGCTCTGGCCGGCAGATGACCGCGACGGAGATTCACAGCCGCGACCGCAAGTCGTTCTCGACCAGGGGCCGGAAGACGGGCTACTGGAATCCGACGTTGCAGTGGTTGCCGGACGTGACCCTGAGCGTGGATCACGGCGTGTGGGGCAGGAAGGTGTCCGCTGAGCGCGGCGAGGTGCACTGGCAGGACGGCATCATCCCGGACCCGGAGGCCTTGGGCCGGACGGTGGAGCTGTTCAATCGGGCCCAGGCCATCTCCTTGGAGTCCAAGGTTCGGCTCGTGAATCCGGAGTGGGACGACCATCTGGTCACGGCCGAGGTGAAGCGGCTGCGCGACGAGCTCGGGCTGACTGTCCCGGACCCGGACAGGTTGGACGACGTCCTGGTGCCCGAGCTGGGCGGCGAGGACTGACGTGAGCACCGCGGCGGTTGAGCCGCTGGCCCGGCAGGACCTGGAGCAGATCGAGGTTGCTCTCGACCATGCCCGTGCCGTGGCGGCCATCTACTACGACGCGGAGCGGGAACTGCTGCGCGTGGTGTCGGAGGCGCTGGCCGCGCGGCTCGGCGAACCCGAGTGGGAAGGTCCGCGGTTCGCGGAGCTGCGGGAGCTGCGCCGCCAGGCTGATCGGGTGGTGCGCCGCCTGGAGCGGCTGTCGGACAAGCTGGTCACGACGGGCGTGAACGCGGCGTGGCGCCGCGGCGTGCAGCGCGCGGTCATGGACCTGTCTCACCTCGGCGCCGCGAAGGGCGTCGGCCAGGGCCAGGGCGTGACTGAGCTGGCCCGCCAGACGGTGCAGCGTGTGCAGAGCGTTCACATGGGGGCGCTGCGCACCACCGAGGACGTGTTCGCGCAGGTGGTCGGGCAGGTGGCTGGCCGGGCGTTGACGGGCGCGGAGACCAGGGCGCAGGCGACGTCACGCGCGCTGGACATGTTCGCCCGCAAGGGCATCACCGGCTTCACGGACTCGCAGGGCCGGTCGTGGTCGATCGGCGCGTACGCGGAGATGGCCGTGCGCTCCGCGATGGCCCGCGCCTCGGTGGACGGGCACCTGGCCACCCTGAACGAGAACGGCATTGATCTGGTGATCGTGTCCAGGTTGCCGTTCACCTGCCCGCGGTGCGCCTTCTGGGAGGGGAAGATCCTCACCCAGTCAGGCCGGATCGGGTGGCGGCAGGAGGAGTCTGCCGTCTCCGACGACATGGTGGACGTGCTCGTGGAGGGCACCGTCGTGCAGGCGCGTACGGCGGGCCTGCTGCATCCGGGGTGCGGGCACAATCTCGGCGCGTACCTGCCGGGCGTGACCAGGCGTCCCCCGGTGTGTAAGCATCCGGCCGACTACGCCGACAGCCAGAAGATGCGCCGCATGGAGCGGGACTTGCGCGCCGCGCGGCGGCAGGCGTCGGTGTCGCTGGAGAAGGAGGACCGGGACCGGGCGGAGCGACGCGTCAAGGCGCTGAACGAGCGGATCCGCGAGCACTCCAAGGAGTCGGGGCTGCCGATCCGTCGCGACCGGCAGCGAGCCAAGGTGCTTCCGCGCAACCTGGAGAAGCGCTCGGATGAGGAGCTGGCGGCGCTGCTCGGGCGGCACGCCGACGACCAGGGGGCCGTCAACCGGATCACGCAAGTGCTGGAGCAGCGCGACGTCGACCGGGAGCAGCAGCGGGCCGAGAAGGTGGGCGCCGCCGTCCGGGAATTGCCCGAGGACTTCTCGCAGGTCACCGACGAGCAGGTGCTCGACCTCGTGCAGCGGTTCTCGGCGGCCGGGGATGACGTGGCACTGGAGCGTCTGCTGGCCGAGCTGGACCGCCGCGAGCAGAACCCGAACTGGCGCTTCGACCTGGAGGAGAGGCCCGAGGACCGTGCCGTCGCGGAGCTGATCTCGGACGGTGTGGACGAGTTCGATGCGTACGCGCAGGTGTACGGGCTGGACCCGGACATGATGCGGCGGGAGGACTCGCGGGCGCACGTCGAGTCGCAGCGCCTACCTGGGGAGACGCTCGACCAGGTGGTTCGCCGCCTGTTCGACGAGTGGCTGGAGGGCCAGTTCGTCGCGGCCGAACACTACACCCGGGGGGTGCTCGTCAACGCGGAAGGCCGGCGCCAGGGGATCGACGGCCGGTCGCTGCTGTCGGGGAGGCAGGACGTCGCCTACAAGTGGGCCTCCGACGAGCTGAAGGCGTGGTGGGAGAAGCACCCGCGTATGACGCTGACGGAGTTCCGCGCTCAGATGCTAGGCCGAGCCTCCGACCAGAAGGCGGCACGCCGGACCAGAGAGGACCGCAGGTGACGCTGTCGGAGCTTGACCGCAGGGCGGCCGTCACCACGGCGCGGTACGCCGCGCTTCGGAGGCTGCCGATCACCGGCTGCCCATACGACCCCGTAGGGGACAACCGCAATCGCGCGCTCGCTCTGTTGTGGGTGCGCATCTACCGCAGGTACCGGCCGGCCGGGAGCTGACCGTCACCTGTTCAACCCAATGGAACCCGCCTGGCGCGGGCCTTTGTCATGTCCGGCTCCGGGAGGGCCCATGATGTTCGATCACTCGATGCTGTCGACGACGCCTGGCGCGATCATCGGCTACCGCAGCTCCGGCCAGCCGATCCGGCTGATCGCCGGGGGTGCCCCGGAGGGCGAAGGCGAAGGCCAGCCGAAGGGCGAGCCGCAGAGCGGCGGCCCGCAGGCCGAGGTCACGCCGCCCGCCCAGGAGGCTCCGCCCGCGCCGGACCCGCTCGCCAACCTTCGGCAGAAGGAGGAGCAGGTCAACCCGGACGCTCTCAAGGTGGATCAGCTTCCTTCGTGGGCTCAGAAGCTCATCCGGGAGACCCGGAGTGAGGCTGCCGAGTTCCGTAACCAGCTCCGCGAGGCGCAGAAGGCCGCCGACGAGGCTGCCAAGGCGAAGGGGCCGTCCGCTGAGGAGATCACTCAGCAGGTCCAGTCTGACCTGGCCAAGCAGATCGGTAAGGCGCTTGGGCTCATCGGCGAGGAGCAGAAGGAGCTGACGCCGGAGCAGATCATCGAGCAGCTGACCGGCGAGCGGGACATGACCGCGAAGGAGAGGGACGAGGAGAGGAACAGGCACCGTCGTGCGCTGATGGAACTGGCCGTGCACCGGCAGGGCCTGAAGGCGGGCGCGGACCCTGACGCTCTGCTCGACTCCCGCTCGTTCCTGAAGAAGGTACGTGACCTCGACATTGATGCGCAGGACTTCGCGCAGCAGCTCGGCGAGTTGATCGAACTCGCGGTCACGGAGAACCCGAAGTTTAAGGCGGCCGCCCTGGCGGGGCCGCCCTCTCGCTCGGGGGGTGAGTTCGCCGGCGGGCCTGGCGGGCGCAGCACTGGTTCCGAGCCGTCCATCGACGACTTCCGCAAGCAGAGGCAGAAGAAGCCGTCGTAGTAGCCGTCAGCGGTACCGCTGACGGTTTCTCATGTCTGGAGAAGGCCCGATATGGCTAACACGTTTCTGACCCCGTCCATGATCGCTAAGCAGGCGCTCGCCAACCTGTACGAAACCACGGTCATGTCGCAGCTCGTGTACCGCGATTACGAGGAGGAGTTCGTCTCCCGGATCGGCGACACAATCACGATCCGCAAGCCTGCGAAATTTGAGGCGAAGGAGTTCAACCGGGCGACCGGCATCGAGATTCAGAACGCGACCGAGGGCAGCATCCCGATCACCCTCGACAAGTTCGCGGACGTTTCCTTTGCCGTGACCAGCGAAGACTTGACGCTCGACATCGTCGACTTCAACGCGCAGCTTCTGGCCCCGGCGACCGAAGCGATCTCTCAGAAGATCGACCGGGACATCCTGTCTCTGCGCGCCGACATCGTGCAGAAGGTCGGCCTGAACGCCGACCCGGACCCGTTCAAGTACTCCAACCCGCGCGTGGCCATCGCGGCGCGCAGGGTCCTCAACCAGCGGAACGTCCCGTCGACGGACCGCTACATCGTGGTCGGCCCGGAGCAGGAAGCGCTGTGGCTGTCCGATGAGCTGTTCCACAGGGCCGACGCGAGGGGCGACACCGAGGGCCTGCGCGAGGCCAACCTGGGGAGGCGCGTCTTCGGATTCGA